TTTCAATGCAATTACAGCCTACTTTTTAGATGTATGAGGAAAATGAATGAAAATCTGACAAAACCTATCCAGGAAATATATAAGGAAGATTTCTTGCCCAAAATTAATACGTTTACACTAGCTGATACTGCCTCCACAAAATCTTCCCTAAAGCCCAGCTTAGAGAAAGGACTTCGTTTTGAAAGTGTTATTGACATCTGTAAAGGGGAGGACTTAAATTTATCAGACTACTTTAGATTATATAACTCCAAATTGGGCGATCCTATTTACGTAGAAGAGATGTTAAAACCTGAGTGGACAAAAGCTGATAGAGAAGCATTTATTGGAGATATACATAGCATGACGCAGTTAAAAATATTTGAAGATTTTTTTCGATGCTTGTGCGAACATAGTAATCTTGAAATGATTAGTAAACCTGGTACTGTTAAAAACCAACTTTTAAACGAAGCTGTTACTAGACTCCATCCTAAAGACCAATATGTGTATCATAATATAGATAAAACCAAGTGGAATATGTACTGGGATTTTCAAAAAAACTTAACTATAATATTTTCCTTGAGAGATTATGTCCCCACACACTTCTTTTATTATCTTCTGATATGCTGTTTCAAGTTAAAAAACAAGAGACTAAGGATACCATTAGAATTAAATATAAATTCGGCACCCATATTTCTTGAAAGAGACTTAACATTGGAAGAGAAGAACTTATTTCTTGATGATAAAACTGGCAAGTTTGACAAAAAAGTAAAGATACATGAGTTTATCTATCTTTTAGATTTACAAAGAAGAGATAAAGGACCAAACTCTCTCCCTATAGGAACAAAAAGTTTTTCTTTAATTGAGTGGGGATTTTTAGCTGGCTTTGTAAACTTTATGTCTTCTTATGCTCATTGTGCTGTTGCTTCTTATGTAGAAGACATTGGCAATAGAATGAACATTAGAACTGAAATAAATTTCAGACATTCAGATGATTCACAAATGACTTTTCTTTATAATAAAGATTATGGTACAATCAAGCAATTTTCCAATTTGACAATCAAAATGAGAAGATTAATAGAAGAAAATTGTCAAATGAGAGATTCCTCAAAGAAGACAACCATATCATCTTCCTCCTTAGAGTTTTTATCTCAATACTTTATTTCAAGGAAATATATAATTCCTTATATAAAGTTTGCTGCTAATGTCGATGATTCATTACCCTTTTCTGGATATGTTTCTGATATATCTTCTGCTGCTGGATTTTGCTCTGACATTTACAAGTTAGGCTTAGAAGATGTTTATGCAACCTCTTTGTTTCTACTAATGCAGTATAACATAAGGGTCTACTATTCTCCCAGATATTCTCATGAAAAAGTTGTCATAGATGATTTGGAACTAGAAATAGAGCTAGATAAGGACAAAATAAATCCAAACAGCAAAATGTATTTGAGAAGAGCTACCCCTGAGATTATATTGGACTCATTCAAGGTGTCTGGAAATGATTTGAATAAAACATTATTGCCACCTCAACTTTTTGGAATCTGCCCTCTCACCTCCTCTTGTGTTTCTCTCTGCTCATTCTCTTCGTGGTACAAGTATATATTTGATTCCAAAGAAGTGTTGTATCTTTCTTTTTTAGAGGAAATTTGTGCTAGAAAAGAATTCATAACTTCTAATTTAGAAACCTATGGCAGTAGCGATGTTTACTCTCCAGGAACATTTCCTTTACCGACTTTTAATTTGAAGTTTGAATCAAAAATAGCAGAAATCAGAAGGAAATACTCAATGTACAAAGATGACGAGGTGGAGGATATGTTGGAAAATCCATATAAAACGATGTCTAAAAGTAAAAACAAGAGAACTGCGTTTAAACAGATAATTAGTAGAATATTCACAAAAGGTTTTAGAGAGACTTTTTCATTGGACTCTCTGTCTAAGTTAACTAGAGTATTAAAGAGTAACAATATGGACTGCATTCTTTGCCATGGTAGTTTAAATGATAAGATTATTAAAATCAATAATTATGTAAGAAAAGTCCCTCATGATGAGTTTCTCGTTAGCAAAGAGGCTTTAAGGTCAAATGACAAGGATCTTGTTTCCTCCCAACATGTGTTGGAAAATGATATATATTTTATACCTTACAAAGTGTATATTTTAGATATAATGTCTTCTTCATTAAACAAATTGAAGGGCTCAGAAAATTTTGAAATGTCACCAACTACTGTTTTAAGATGTCAGATTGCCAATTCTTTGGTTTCCAAAACTTATAATTATTTGTCTTCGCATGCAGACAGGTATGATTTTTTCTCAAACAATCTGTTTTTTCAAAAGATAAAGATTAGATCAGACGACATTTCTTCATCGATACCTAGTTTAATATCGTCACTCTACTACCTCGATCCAAAATTTGCTAAGGAGTCATTCCCTGATTATGAACTACTATTTGAAAGTAGAAAGAATGATTTTAATTTAATATTTGGAATTTGGGATGCTGACAAAAAGATTTCCTCCAAAGGCCTAAATTCTCTGGAAATTTTAAAGATGATAAAAGAATTGTCATCAAAAAGTATAATTATGTGTACCAAAGGAAAAGAAGTAGATGTAGAAATCCAATTAGCTAGAAGTCTGGAGCGTAATGTCGTATATAAATTTGATACATTAAATTCCTCCTCATTTTCTCTCGTGAAGAATTTTTTTCAAAATGAATCAGGGTACTCTTCTTCAGATATTATAAGCATATCCAAATCATATGGTGTCTTGTCAAGGCTATATCCTCATAAAATACCCAGTCTTATAAGCTTAATAGATGATAGAAAAGTTCCTGAGTTTAATAGCGATTTTATAAACACCTCAGGATCTAAGTCAGACTGTTTCTCATACTTGTACTTTTACTCTGTTATTAAACCTGTTCCTAACATAAGCTCCTCTTTACAGATGTTCTGTAAGAAACACCTAGCCTTAAACTATTATAGTATCTCTAGACCAAACATTGAAGATGGTCAGCGAGTGGGAACCCTTTCAGAGGTATACAACTCTCAGGGAAAAAATATGACCTTTAACTTAACATTTGGCAGAAAAGGGGGAAACCTTTTTTGGGTTAACTTGAATAATTCGCATTCGATAAAGGAATTTAAAGATTGTCTTAAAATATTCTGTATAAGGAATAGTGTAAGCATAACATGGGATAGTAAGACAACCTTTGTCAGAGATGATATTTCAAGAAAAGTTATACTCTCTAAGGAAAACACACAAAACATTGATGGCGTAACCTGGAGTTTGCAAGACAAAAATGATATACTAGAATCCGGTACAAGAAATGCTTGGTTCCTAAAATATATGGACAAAGCTACATATTCAAATTTCAAAAAAGTTAAATACTCAAATTTAAGAATGACACATGACACATATTCA